CTTCCAGGATGTCGCGACACAGAGACAAGTATTCGCACAGATTGCGACAGTTATCGCAACAAAAGTAGCACCTGGGGCCGTGATACAAAATTACCGCGACGATGGTCCAATAAGATCACTTATGAGGGGGAGGGCATAATGGCCGCAAGTGATTTCAGCCTGGCAAATATCGGTGCAACCCCGAGCGAGGTTGTTGAGTTGGACCCGATATTTAATAATGTAATTACCGAATCGGAGAGCATGAAAAAGGAATTTTTAAACCTCTCGACAACTTCGGTTGACCGGTATCAAATAAAATTTAATGCTCAATTAACGGCTATTAAGGATGCGATCCTGACTCACTATAAAGCTCGTTATAGCGGTTATGGTTCTTTTGCGTGGACAATGGTTCCGGCTCAGGTGAATTCTGGCGCAGCTTTAACTGGCCGGTGGGTTGATGGGAGTCTAAAATTTACCCCTATCGGGTATAAACGATGGAATATTTCAATAGTTTTTGAAAAGGCGAACTAATGCCGAAAGCACTTGACGATTTAATAGGAAAGATATTTGGACGGTGGACTGTCCACAATCGGTCTTCTGTCTGCAAAGGCAGATCAACTGTGTGGGATTGCGTATGCTCTTGTGGAACAAAAAAACCAATAAGGGCATATACTTTAAAAAATGGAAATTCAAAATCATGCGGATGTTTGAGTAGTGAATTGGCACATAAGCGAAGATTTATTGATTTAACGGGTCAGGTGTTTGGAAGATTATTTGTTGTTGAGTATCTGTTCAATGACAAAAATGGAAAACCTATATGGAAATGTAAGTGTATTTGTGGTGGCGAAAGTACAGCTATAGGAACCGATTTAAGAAATGGGCACACTCAATCATGTGGATGTATTAATATAGAAAATAGATTGAGATGTGGTTCCGACCACCCTAATTATGGCAAAAAGGCAACAGAAGAAACCAAAACAAAAATGTCTATATCTCGGACCGGTTTTAGACATAGCAAAGAATCAAAAAGAAAAATGAGCATAATACAAACAGGCGAAAATCACCCAAATTGGAAAGGTGGACTTACACCAGCATATCGACGCATTAGGAATTTATCCAAATATAAACAATGGCGCATAGATGTTTTTACCCGCGATAATTATACTTGTCAATTATGTAATCAAAATGGAGGAACTCTCAATGCTCATCATGTTCAGAGTTTTGCGGAGGCTATTGAATATAGGTTTAATGTAGATAACGGGAAGACATTATGTGAATCATGCCACATGAACTTACATAGGGAGGTGGCGTAAATGCCCAAGGCGCTTGAGGTAGCTTTTTTGGCGCAAATGGATGCAACCGGAAAACGCCCGTGTCTTTTATTCGAGCTGGGCCTTTTTTCGACGATTCGATTTGCGGCACACATGACAAATATAATCTTCCCGACAGGAGGCAGTACCTATACGGCAAAAGCGATAACGTTGGGCGGGTCTACTCAGTCCCTTGAGGGGCAGATTCAGCGCGTCACTTTAAACTTCGACAATGTCTCAAAGGACATGGCTTCTTATGCTAACAATGAGGATTTCCAGGGCAAAACACTTGTAATCAAGAGGGTTTATCTCGACGCAATCGGGGCGGCAAATTTATACGACGAGGTTTTCAACGGCAAGATGGAAAAAGTTTCAGGTGATATTTCCCGCCGCTGGCTCCCGATAACTGCGACTGAGGGTTATCCCCTGACACGCAAGATACATAAATTATTCTATCAACGTATGTGCCCCTGGGATGCGGGTGGAGATGAATGCAATACAGATGGCAATTTCGATCTGACCGCTTTGACAGCATCAGGGACGGCGGATTCTGGCTCGACCACGACGCTTGTTGATGATGCACTAACGCAAGTCGACGATTATTGGAACCACGGAAAGATTAAGATAACGAAAGCGACCGTTGTTTACTGGAGGGTGGTCAAAGATTTCGATGCTGGGACCGATACCATAACATTCGACGTCGCCATGCCCTTCGCGATTGATTCTGATTGCACATATGTAGTTTATAAAGGTTGCAATAAAGTTTGGACGACTTGTGGCGGCGATAATGCCTGGGGGCCAAGTGCAGATAATGATGTAAATTCAGGAGCTTGCCTCCATGTCACAAAAAAATCCGATGCAGGGGGATATAATGCATAAATATACAGCAAATGACATAGCAAAAATACTTCAGATGGATGATCACGTAGAAGATTTCTTCCCTTGCGACAAAGGAGAATGGGTACAGTGGCTGCAATCCATTGTTGAGAATCCACGATTTCTGATTATTGGGACAGAAACGAGTTACTTGGTAGCCGTGAATAATGTTCAAAGGCCAGTGAGTGACCATGTTTTTATCCTGTTTTTCCACTCAAAATCACCATTAGAACAAAATCTTGAAATCAGGGATTATCTCAATGAATGGGCTTTAGAATGTGGCACGAAAAAAATCCGATTTATTGGTAAAGAGATTGAAGTGTTTGAAAAGTATGACGCCAAACAGTATGGTATTTATGGAGGCTGGGACATCTAATGGGTGGAGCCATAAATTGGTGGAAAGAAAAAGTTTATGAACCAATAACAGATGTGATTCGGGATATTGTTGAACCGATACCAATAGTCAGCGATATCCTGGGATTAGCTTTTGATATTGACATAATGTTGATGGATTTATTGTCTGGCAATTTATTTGACATGCCGGAAATGGGAGCCTCCCCTACTTATGCCTCAAACCAAGTCAGAAACACAATCACCGAAGGAATACCCGTTGCATTATGTTACGGAACCTGTAAAATAGCCGGCAACAAAATCCGTTATAACGCTTCTGATGATACGGATTTGAGAGTTATCGTCGGGCATTGTCATGGCGTTACGAGTGGGATCTCCGAATGGTATATTAACGATATTGCGTGGGGAAGTCTTACAGGAACACACACAAAAACAGAATATAAGGGCACGAGGACCCAGACCCCGGATGGGAGATTTTCATCACGGGCATCGGCATATCGAGGGATCGCTTATACAGCCTTCACCTTTGAAAAAGACGACAAACAAATCGGTTATGATCCAAATATCACGGTAATAATGGCAGGGAAATTGTGCGCTCCACTTGCAGGCGGAGCGGATGCGGCCACTCGTAATCCGGCGGTTATTCTCTATGATTTTTATCGTAATGTGGAGGGAAGAGAAGCGGCGGAATTAAACCTTAATTCCTTTAAATCCCTTGAGGCACTTTGTAACGAGGTTCCTTCTGGATCTTCACTTCCACGTTACCGGTTTGACTTTAACTTTGACACCAATATCACCATCAATGACGCCAAAAAGCTGATATGGCAATCCTTTAATGGCCAGGTCATCATGTCCCAGGGGACGTTTAAATGCGTCTGGGACTCGTCACAGATGGCCAATGGTTCGGGGGCGCTTACTACCAAGACCATCTCCCATGTCTTCACTGAAGACAATATCGTTAAGGATTCATTGACATGGAGCCAGCCGAACAGTCCTAATTTGGTGAGGATTCACTACAAAGACTCGGCGAATTCTTATCAGAGAACTTCTGTCGAGATCAAAGACGAAAACGACATCAGCGTTAATGGTGAAATACCCTATGAGGAGACTTGTTACTATATCAATGATGCGGAACTCGCCAGGCGAAGGGCACAATTTAAATTCAACAAATTCAAATACGAGAATTATCATTGCAAATTGACTGGATTTTCAGATTCCGGGGATCTGGAAATATACGATCTTTGCACGGTAACTCATACCCTCCCGGGGTGGACGACAAAGCAGTTCATTGTAGCGTCGAAGAATACGAATCAATATGGACAGCCAACCTTTTTATTGAGAGCTTATTATTCCGGGGTCTATGACGATGCGCAGGTGGGGACTCAAGCGGGATATGAGTCCACCTTGCCGAATCCTTATAAGGTTCCGGCGGCTTCTACAGGTATTTCAGCGGCAATGACCGCAGTTGGAACAGCTTATGATTTTGATGCGGTGCGAGTTTCATTTACACCACCGGCCACTGATCCGTTCTATTCCTATTCTGAAGTTTATGCTTCCAATGATGATTCAAACTATTATTATGTCGGAAAAAGTGATGGATCGGGAGCATTTACGTTTAATGCTCTTGGTGTTGTCTATGAACCAGGGGATACTTGCTATATAAAAATTCGAAGCGTTTCTACTATGGGGATACCAGAAGATTTACCGGTTGCATACAGCACTTCAGTTTTAGTTTCGTCTACAATGAGGCTCGGTGGGTTTTATGCTGGATTGACTTTCTTCGGGGATAACGCAACGGCGAATGATGCCAAAATTCTTCTCGATAAAACAAATACTTTAATCAGGGTCGGTCCCACTTCCGCAGAACATATTTTTATTGATGGTGATTATGGAGGAGTTCCGGCTGTTGTTACATCAAATTATGTTTCAGGGGTTTTTGGAGCAGGTCTTCTTTTAAAATCTGATTTATTGGAGGTTGGGAATGCCCACATAAGAGGAATCATCCGAACCGCCGTTTTTCAAAAAGATGTAGTCAATGTCTGTGGTGGATCACTTGCAATTCTTGCTGGTGATGTTTTGGATGAAGATATGCTCTCAAGTGATAATACGATATTTTGATGGAGATTAAAATATGCCAAGTGGAATACCACAAAATGGGATCAATGTAGGATGGTTTAAAACAGGGGAAAGAAGATCCCCTACTACTGAATTTCAAAAAGGGCAATCTCCAATAGCGCCTTTTGAAAAAGGATGTGTATCTTGGAATAAAAAAGAAAAGATTATAAAAAACTGTTTAATTTGTGGAGAGGAGTTTGGTGTAATTCCTTCCAGAAAAGATAGGGCAAAATATTGTTCTAAATTATGCTTGTACATAGCAAACAAAGATTATAAACATGCAGAAAAAGCAATATTAAAAATAAAAAAGGCACGTACAGGGTGTAAGATTTCTGAAAAAACAAAATTGAAAATGTGTAAGGCGAGTATAAAAAGATGGCAAGTTCCAGAGTACCGGAGTCAATTTAGCAAAGAGAATCATTTTAATTGGAAGGGAGGGATTTCGTTTGAACCATATTCAATAAACTGGACACAGACATTTAAACGGAGCATTAGAGAACGAGATAGATATGCTTGCCAACTATGTGGTAAACTACAAGGGGATGATGCATTTTCTGTTCATCACATTGATTATGATAAAAAGAATTGTGATCCAAAAAATTTAATCACCCTTTGTCGTGGATGTCACACTAAGACAAACTACAATCGTGAATATTGGATAAATTATTTTAGATTAAAATATGCGTTCGCAAGATAACGAAACTTTTTAAGGAGGCTCAAATGAAAGTACGATTAAGTGATGAAGTTACAGCAACAATAGAAAGCTCTAAACGGTTAGAGCATAATATTAAACTTACTGCACATTGGAAATGGGAGCATTTCAGAGGCGGGAAGTTATTGGATGCGTGGGAATATGATAATGTTTGCACAGACGAAGGACTCGATCACATGCTTGACAGCACCTTCCACGCTTCTACTCAGATAACAGCATGGTATGTTGAAATCTTCGAGGATGATGTCACCCCGGATGGAGACACCACCTATGCTGTGCCTGTTTATACCCCAAGTACCGCTTATGATGAAGCAACGCGCCCTGCCTATACCGAAGCAGCGGCAGCAAGCCAGGTAACTACAAATGCAGCCAGCAAAGCAGTGTTTACAATTAGTGCCACCAAAACAATCTACGGTGCTTCTCTTGTGGGTGGTGGGTCCGCAGCTACAACAAAAGGTGATGTGGCTGGAGGTGGGACTCTCTTCAGCGGAAGTAAATTTGCGGCGGCGAAAGCAGTGGTTGATGATGATGTTCTGAACGTGACGATAGCGATTACTTTGGCTGATAGCTAAGGTTTATTATGGCTGTATATGAAGGAATATTAGCGACCTGTATTCGGATAACGGAGGCAGGCGATACTCGCATAACAGAAGCGGGTGACACGCGCATCCTTGAGTATGATGGCGAGGTTGCGCTTTCGTCTGATTCTGTTTTAGTTCAATGGGATATTCAAGGGGTACTATCGGAGTCTGTTGGAGTAAGTGATAAAGTATCTGTTGAAGTTGATGTATCCATTGCTGAATCCGTTGTTCTGGGCGATTCTTTATTAGTCGGTTGGGATGCTCAATGCGGGATTGCTGAATCTAGTACTGTTGACGATGCACTACTTGTCAATTGGGACGTCCAGTGTGCTTTATCTGAATCAGTAGGTTTAAGTGATGCGTATGTACTTGCCAGAATATACGATAAGACGCTTTCCGAATCTATTGGGGTGTCTGATGCATTATCTGTTGCGGTTGATGTTACCCTTTCCGAAAGTGTTGCAACTTCTGACGCTGTAACTGTATCTGGTACTTTGGTTGGATGTTGGTTGACAATCGAAGGAAATGAAACTTTTGTTACTGGTGATATTCTTCGAATTAAAGACGGCACTTACGATGAATGGTTAGAGGTATTGAATGCCACTTCCGCTCCCATTTACAGGGTAATCAGAGACAAAGCCGGAAGTTATGCAGACGGTTCAAATCCCGCATGGCCGAAGGGGGCCTCTGTAGTCAATTATGGTGCTTCTGGTTCCGGTGGGTTATATCTAACCGCTTCTGAAACGAATGCGCCCTATTTGTCGATTTTTACTCACGCCGGTTCACCTTGGAGCACAATCACAACTCATATCAGAGAAGGGAACCTGAACGGATATGCTGGATACTCTTCTGACATTTACGGTTGGGCGGCTTATATAGATGCTGATAATTACATAAAAATAGATCCCACGAATGGTATCAGGATGTCAGGTGAGATCATAATCACTGGCGGCTCCGGGATAGCATCTTTTTCGGATGCCGGGGCTTTGGCTGTTGGAGACACATTAGACGATGTACCTAATGGCAGTTCATACGGTAGGGTTGCTTTAACAGCTATAAGTGCTGGAAGAATTGTAGTTGCAGGACTTGATTCAGGCGTTACAGAGAGAATATTTACCAATTCTGGTATTCAGTCAATCATTGAAAACTGGAGACATGCCGATGATTTAACGCTTATTGATGGTGGGGACATCTATGCGAATACGATCACTGCCGATAAGTTCATTTCTACGTTATATGGGGATCTTAACCAGGCAATGTCCTACGTTAAAAGTGTGCTTGGGGCAGGAGACGAATATGATCACGACGTAACCGATGCTGACTTGGCAGCCGGAGCCGATAGCACGATTGACGCGGATACCCATGCAGATTATGGAATTTCAATTAGAATCGCAACGGCTACAGAATGGGATGATGGAGGGGCGGTTTGGGATACTGGATCGTGGGATGAGGTCACTGATGCTTCAGGAAATTGGACATCCGCTTCTGGTGATATGGGAAGTTCACAAACCCTTCAATTAGCGTTTAGATTTACAGTTGTTGAAGATGTGCCGGCTTCAACTACGCCAACAATCACAGCACAATATTCGACTAATGATGCAGACTTCGGAGCGAACTCTCCGACCTTTGACGATAATAATTGGGAGACACTAACACAATCGCAAATTTCAGGTAGTATCTATAAAGCGGCTGGAAGCGTTTATACTTTCCGATATTTCAAGGTAAAGGTTGCTTTAGCAACAACGGATACTGGAGATAGAATAATTCTCCATACAATGACCTATCTTGGAAATATCATAAATTTATTTGGGCAGATAGTAAACCAGGTAATAGCAGCCGCTGGAGGTACAGAAGTGAGTTATAGTGGATTTAATGCAACACCGGCAATAACAGTAACTCCAGTTGGGGCAGTACCTTTGGTTCCGGTAATAACGGCGCAATCTTCAACGGCGGCGACAATAAAACTTTTTTCAGTAACCGATCCGGCAGTTGATGTCGGAGGGAACTGTAACATTACAATAATAGGCGTATAGGAGGTGATTAAATGTGTGCTTACGACGCAACAAAACCAGTAACGGGTGGCTCTTTAGTGGCCGCAGATATCAGAGAAAATTTCAGGGCATTAAAAGAAGATAAAATAGTTTCCGGTACAATGCAGATGAAAACAGGAACTTATGAAGGCAATGGTGCAGATAATAGAAGTATTGATATCAGCATTAATTTAGCGGCAGCGACGTATGCCTTTGTACAGATAAAGCGCGACGATTCCACTGATTGGGCAGTATATAGATATCTCCACATGCCCGGTGATTTAACATATCAATATGCTAATGCTGCTCCTGCCGCCAATAAAGTGCAGTCATTTACCGCGACAGGCTTTCAGGTTGGATCTCACAATGAGGTAAATGCAAATGCACATACTTATGATTATATGGTGATTTACCAGGTATAAAGGAGATAACAATGAAAATCAAAATCACAAACGGGTATTTAGACAAATTAGCAAACAGTCCAATAACACAGGTAATCATAAAAAAGCCTTTTACAGCGAAAACGTCATATTGGCTGGCAAGGGTGTTTGACAAACTCCAGGGGGAGACGAAAATATACTTTTCTGAGAGGCAGAAACTGATTGAGAAATATGCTAAACGCCACGACAAGGACGGGAAAGATTTTAAGAAGGGTGACATCGTTTCAGATGGTCAAAATGTTTCTCTGGATAACATAATTGAATTTCAAAAAGAAATAACAGAGCTAACTGAGATTGAGATTGAAATCGGGATTAATAAGATCGAATTTGATCTTGACAAAGAGCCCGCCTGTACTGTAGAAGAGATGGGAATCTTGATGCCACTGGTTAGCGTCAAGGAGGATTAAAATGGCGAACAAAAAAATCACTGATTTAACCGCGATTGATGCACCGGTTGGCGCCGATTTACTGGAGATAGTCGATGATGTAGCAGGGACACCGACGAGTAAAAAAACGACTATAACCAAACTATTTACCTCCCCCACTCTCGTAACCCCCGCTCTCGGCACCCCTGCGTCTGGTGTGTTGACTAACTGCACGGGGTTGCCATTGACAGGGTTGGTAGCGACAGCATGGACACCCTACACGCCTACGGCTTCTCCAGGGGCAGGAGCATTTACTGACGTGACAACGGCAGGACGTTGGATACAAGTAGGGAAAATAGTTCTGTTTGCAGTAACAATAACGATGACCGATATAGGGACTGGCAGTGGAAACCTCGGACTGACTTTGCCAACTAATGCCTATGAAGCTGGTTGGATGTGTTCTGGTCGTGAAGTAGGGGTAAATGGTAAATCACTCAATGGAACTGGATCGACAACTGATATGTTGATCTATTATTATGATAGTATTGTCCCTATGGCAAGTGGTCTTGTTATAAAACTATCAGGAAGTTATGAAGCTGCATAAAGGAGAGTTGTTATGAATATCAGTATACAAATATATCAAGGTTTACTCAAAGGAGATTTAGTCCATAAACGGATTGGTGAGGCAGTTGCGTTAGGATTGACCAGTTGGACAAATCCTGATGTGCTGAAATGGGTGGAGTATCAAAGGTCATTGAGGGCATTGTTACCAGCGAATGAACAGACTGTATTGCCGAAACAACCCCCATATCCATCAGGGACGTAGACGAAATGACTGTCGAGCAAATAGGAGGTTGAAATGGTAAACAGTAACGGCAGAACAAAAATTTTACTTTGGGCGATTGGAATCTTCGTTTTGATTGCTATGGGTGCAACTGGGTATTCATTCATAAAGATAGACGCAACTAACGAAAGCCTCCGCACTGATTATGTGCAGAAACAGGATTATCGGAGAGATATTGCTGATTTAAAGGATGCAATCAAAGAGTTGAGTTATAAGATGGATCGGGTGCTTGAGCGGTGAAAAAACTATCTATAATATTATTTATCTTTCTTTTCGCCTGTCTTCCCACTACGCCCATGGTGAACGTATCTGACGAACTAAAGCAGATAGTCTATGCAGACGAAACCTCCAAACTGCAAAACGGGAACTGGACACTTGCGCTGGGGACTGAAATGTATGGTGGGATTTATGTATCACGAATCACTGTAGAAGGGGAAGCTGTGAGAGTAGATTATATATTGATACTTCCCAATGGGAGTATACTTGGATTCTTTTCTGACAAGGACGGTGATGGCAAGGTCGACGATTATGGCGAAGCAATTAACGGAGTTCCCGCCCTGCACCCCAAAGAACTGGTTCAGGAGTGCTACGAAAACTACGTCGCCTTTGCCAGGGACATATCTGAAAATGGGGTGATTAAAGAAGGGCCAAAGGAGAGAGTGTGAAAAAATGATGCTTGACAATTTGCAAAAAGAAGAGCATTATGATGGTGGAAAGGTTGGGTTTGATTCCCATAAAAATTGACTGCCTATATCAGTTAATTTCCCTTTTCGCATCAAATAACTTATATAGGAGGTATCTCATGAAGGAAATTAAACTTACACAAGGAAAAGTAGCATTAGTTGATGATGAAGATTACGAGGAATTGAATCAGTATAAATGGTATGCACAGAAAGGTGGGAACGCCTTCTACGCTGCCAGAACGGCTCTGCCCTCTCGATCTCAAATTCGGATGCACAGAGTTATTAAGAAATCACCAGATGACAAAGAAATCGACCACAGAAACCATAATGGTTTGGACAATAGAAAAGAAAACTTACGAATTTGTACACGCTCCCAGAATCAGTACAACCAAAAACTTTCAAAAAATTCAACATCGGGACATAAAGGAGTGAGTTGGAAACAACAAAATAAAAAGTGGCAGGCTCATATTACGATCAATGGGATACGAAAGTATTTGGGATATTACACGGCTAAAGAAAAAGCAAGGTTGGCTTATAATAAGGCAGCCAAAGAATTATTTGGAGAGTTTGCATTGTTAAATAGCATAGGGGGATAAATTGAAGACTTATATCAGGCAGAATGAAGGAACTAACATCGTTAATGGTAGGCATATGCCCTACAAATGCACCGCAGACAAGTGGACATGTGGGTGGGGGCGAAATCTGACAGACAAAGGGATCTCCGAATATGAAGCGATCGTAATGCTTGATGCTGATATATCTGATGCCCTGTCGGATCTGCGAAGGGTATTCACTTTTGAAGAGTTTGAAACATTGAGTTTCAATCGGAAGATGGCACTCACAGATATGTGTTTCAACCTAGGTCTCAATAAATTTCTGGGATTCAAGAAGATGATTCAGGCCATCAAAGATGAGGATTTCGACAAGGCCGCTATTGAACTTATGGATTCTCTTTATTTTGAACAGGTCAAAAATCGGGCAATAAAAAATAGAGATTTAATACAGGGGGGGTGAAAGATGGAACGCGACAAAAGTCTATATTTCAAAAGAGGTTATAAATATCAAGTATCGCAGGATTTCCATATCAAACTTGATATTGTTCCCATCTCTGAAGATGGGGCGTTTCTCTCAAATGATTATGCCTTTCTTGCTCCAGATGGGAATCTAATCGTCTATACCGGATATGCTTGGAACGGCGCCAGCGGACCGACGTTCGATACTCTCAATAGTATGCGGGGGAGTTTGGTCCACGATGTGCTCTATCAACTAATCCGTTTAGGTCTAATCGATCCAAAATACAAGGAATATGCCGATGGTCTACTTTATGATCTCTGTGTTGAAGATGGGATGTTCGAGTGGCGTGCAAGTTACTGGAGGTGGGCGGTTCTTAAATTCGGTGCCGGTTCTACTAGGCCAAGTGCAGAACCAAAGGAAGAGGTGGCGCCATGAAGCGAATCATAGATAAAATAAACAATCGAACCATCTTAATCATCATAGCCGGCCTTGTTGCTATCGTGGCTATTCTGGCGTTTGCGGTGCCGGAACTTTTGATCGAGTTGGTGAAGTTATTTTAGCTTCTCCTGCTCCTCTTCCAATTCTATCATGGCTATCTCATATAGTTTATCTTGGATAACCTCTGGTAATTCTGAATAGTCACGCCCATATTCCTCCACACTTAACTCCATTGCTCTGTCTAAACACTTTAGGTGTATCATTTTCATTACTCCTTCAATTAACGTCCGTATGGTGAACTGTTTCCGTGATACCACCTCAGATTAGGCATGTTTAACCTATCTCTGAGCCTTTTTAAGGCTGTTTTCATAGCAGCCAATTCGGCTGTTAATTGATCACTACATGAATCATAGGGTATCTCAACAAATTCAGCCTCGCCTTCTTGTATATCAATGCCAGATAAAGCAAACCCGCAGTTCCCGTCTATTCCTAATTCAATATGTCTCATCTTCTGCACTCCTTTCATTCACTCGTGTTTAAGTGTAGTTTATTTCTTTCATTTTTATATCCTCACACTCTTTAGAGCAAAACGCATTTTTAGGCCGTCCGCAGTTAAGACAAGAAATTGCCTCAAGCACACAACTTCCACAAAGCCAATAAGAACCATCAACATTCACAATAGGGAAACTACCACAAATGCTGCAACCGCCGCCATCTACCCCCGCTCTATCTCGGTTACGATTTCGTTTACATCTCCTGGATTATACTTATCAGGGTCTTTAATGTAATACCCATATCTCATTGATACCATGTCTCGCACTTGATCTATAAACCAGTTCATAAGGTGAGTATCTACGGGATCATCACTTTCCCATTTAAGACTTCTTACATATTTATTCCCTTTTTCATCCACAGCTTCCAGATATAGAGATTTCAAGCATAAATAGCATTGATCTTTTTCATGTCTCGAATATCCCATCCATGCCGCCGCTATCAGAAGGACATAACCGAAAAAATATCCCATCTGTTTTGTTGTCCGTGGCTTGTAGAATTTCTTGAAATTGGTCGTTACCCGCTTACCCTTTCCGAGTTTGATTAAGGCAATCTGTCGCTTCTCTTCAAGATCATAGACTACCTCGTACTTATCGTCTATCTGTTCCACCGTGCCTACGAAGTTCATCCTTCTACTCCTATTCTCTTTACTATGGCTTTGGCTAAAGATGGAAAATTGTGACCCATAATGCAAAGCCTACCTTTTACATGATAAGCGTTGGCAATCTCAATTATGATGTCCTCTATCTCATCCTCATCAGGCAACTTTGACAAGACATCACGGAGGCGCTTGTTTTCTTTGAACTGCCATCCTATTTCCTCTACCTGTTGTGCCACTAAGTCTCGTAGTATCTCGATCGCATGAATTGCTTCTTTGATCTGAAATATTACCACGCCACGCTCAAAATCATTTCCGTTTATCGCATCATACTTTAATGATGCTTTTAGTCTATCTTCTATCATATCCCTACTCCCTCCTCATGGTATGGTTTTATTATTGCCCCGTTGGTTATTCAACCATGATGCTTTCCACAAATCGGGTCTTGTAAAAGCAACAAATCTTTATATTCTTCATCTTCTTCCATCAACCGTGCATGTTCCTGTAATAATTGTATGTACTCCTTTTTCTGCCTTTTCTCTTCCTTCTTTCTTTTTATCCATTCCCACATCATCTCCCCTCCTCATAAGGCTTTAGTTACATCTCTATATCAGCGGTCGGCTGGATTGCGTTGTTAGATGACGCTCAAGTTTTGGAAAAGGATTCCTGGCACATTAAAATCACTTGCGCCATTATTATTGATATTAGCCCATGACCAACTTGCTGCGCCATCAACGTGCAGAAGAAAATTTATTTCGCCTTCGGATAACTCATCGTGACAAGTTTCCTTCAGAATGGCTTGAACTTTCTCTGAAATTTCTTGTTTCAATTTTGGTGAGAACATATTTACCTCCTTTAGTCACCTAACGTTGAAATCAGCGGCGGCGCTTTTCAGCCGTCCGTCTGAATTGACTTGTTATTTTTATTCTAACTTACAACTATAGTCTTCATAATGTTCATGGTAAACATAGTTTTCTTGGTATTTATTAAATTGTCTTTTATAATCTTCCATTTCCTCAACAAACTCTTTAAAAAAGTCATATATGTTAGCCAACAATTTAAATTGTTCTTCATTCTTCACCTCCACATCTGGAAGCCATGTATTTTCTATCTTACTCCTCAACTCCCGTAAATCCTCTCTGACAGCATAGTCTTCCCTATCACAAATTTCCCCACCATCAGATTTAAAACGTACAACCTTTTCCATTATATATCCTCCTAAAAATAACACTATCAATAGATGGAAATCATCCCATCTCCTTTAGTTTGCGCACAGTCATTGCTAATTCAGCACAGAATTTGTCCAATTCGGCCCTTAGCTTCGCAATGAAAAACTCATCGCGTACAACCCTGATTGTCAGCGGAGGCAATCCGGGGTGATACGAGAAAAAATCAACCCATTGTCTGCCGGACGTTAAAAGCTGACCCTGTAACTGTGGTTTATATACTGGTGGAACTTTTTTTGACAATAAATATTCCACAGATACGGGGAGGGTTGGACATTTTATTTCTACTAGTCCCTCATTTCCGATTAACCCATCAGGACTTGATACCCATAACTTTCTATCATCTTGAAAGCAACATCCTATCTGGCGTACTTCAACATCATTGATTATTTCATATAGCTGTCTGGCCTTGTTTTCCATTTCAGAACCACGAAGCATGGCGGCGCTTTGGTATGATTCGGGTTTAAATCCTATAATTTTTTCTCCAGCCAATTCAAGCATGTACTTGTGTGCTTGTCTAGAAGATTCACCACCGGGAGTTAATATTTCGCCAAATCTTGAACTTGAAGGTCTGCCTAATCTCTCAGCAAACCATTGATTTTCACCTTGGACACAATCTATCTCTATCATCTTGATTTTCTCCTTTCATTCTCATACTTTGCGTGACATGCCACGTGTCTTGCCGATGTACCATTGACATAAATATATAAATTGATTGGGTCGTCGTATTGTTTGCATATGGAGCATTTGCGCCAAGTATGATTTCCGCATGCTTCATAAGCTCGTTGCCTTTTGTGTAGTAATATATGGTATGCTTGATTCTCACAAATAACTAAATTATCATTGTCTAATTTGTCTTTCGGGTGATGTATTACAGCTTTTTCTGGTAATGGTTTTCCCAAAATTGTTTCACATATTACAGCATGTTCACGGGTATAATTTCCAACCTTCCCATTATTTGGGTCAAAAACCATTTTATATCCGTAGCTGTCTATTCGTTTCCCGCCCTTCCAATTAGAGCTTTTCTCTCCTTTCCCCGAAAGGTTTCGCAACATCAGAAGATTGGATTCAAGCCTACCGTTATGCCCTGAAATAAATCGCCTTGCTGTCCCCCTATGTATTATAGTTTTTTGATCACAACCGCACTGGCAATATCCTTCTCTTGTTTCGCTATTCTCTGAATTAAGTTTGCTCATTAGATACCTCCTTTATAGGTAATTGATGGGTGAAAGGAAAGTCGATGATAAAGGCATCGATCTATTACGGGCAGCTAACCCAACCTTTTCACCACAAGCATACAGGACAGTGACATTAAATGCAAGCATTTTATCCCTCGATCCCTGGTTCCCTTTCCGCCTCAACCTTCTTTTTTGCTCTCAGTGCCGCCATGGCCTTGCTGAACTCTTTTGCGGGTATTGTTTCGAGCGTTTCCACCCCCATGTATACCAAAAACTTCTCTTCGTTTGCACCCCTATCGTTTATCATGTCAATGATGCTTGAGAGTTGTTTATCTGAAAGATAGACAGGCTCGCTCCCCGCACCGTTTCCATTACCTTCATTATCCATACCTTTCGCTGCAAGACCAGTCAATGCTAGTAACGTCAGCCTTTGGAGTAGAGTGTTTGTGGATGATACCGCTTTTAACTCGTCCTTTCCGCCGCTTGTATCGGGGGGCCCGGACATTGATGTACTTTCACTATGACCGAGTTCATGGGTGATTATACAAGTGGTTACAACTGTTGATTTGTCAGGCTGGACTGTATCCCACCTGTGATAAAACCCATGCTCAGATATCTCTTTGATAATCGCTTCTGTAATTTCTCCGAGAACTGCATGATCCCATTCTACCTTTTGGCCCTTACTATTTGTATACGAAACATGTTTGGTTTTAAGAATTTCTGGTGGATTCCTTTTGAATTCTGCCATAGCTCGCACGTAAGCCCTCTTTGCGTCCTTGGCCTCTTGCCGTTCCTGAAGATCCATCAGTTCTTTAATGAACGCCGGATCGTAGTTTTTCTGAGCGGCAACTTGGAAAATGGTCAAAAAGGAATTACCCTGTTCGATCGGCGCCGGAACATCTGCCCCCCTGTTGTCGATTACCTTAACATCGTATGGTGCTTTTTCTTCGGTCATTCTTCATTCCTCCCTTCTTGATATGAATCCTCTATGCACGTTTCGCACGGGTCAATTTCAAGATTCCCGTACTTGTCTTGCTTGCCAAATAAATCATTGCCACAAACTTTACATACCAACAAAACATCTACAGTTATCTCCAGCTCACATATCCCTCGCTTTCTTTTTGACTTGCTCCACAATGTCCTCAATTACTTCTACGGCATCAATAAAGATACCCTTCGCTTCTTTGCTGTTAAGATCCAATACCATGGGAACAGCCTTCTCTACAGCTTCAGCCCATGCAAACAGCTTCTCCTTGTCGGGCAAAAGAGCGGCCTTTCTCGCTGCTATATCGGCATTAAGTTGTTCGAGTGCGGCCTTTTCTTCTGCTTCACGTTCTGCCTCTCGTCTCTCACGCTCTATCCTTTCCTTGGCTTCTTTCTCAGCCTGAATACGAGCATCTTCTTTTGCCTTTGCCTCAAACTCGGCCCGGTCTTTTGCTTCCTGCACTTTTCGCTTATCGTCATCAAGCTTACGACGTTCGGCCTCAAGCGCCATTCGTTCAGCGGCTTGCTCTCCATCCCTCTCAGCCTGTAGCTCGGCCTGACGGTCAAGTTCCGCCTGCCTGGCGATACGTTCTGCCTCTTCTTCGGCTTTGCGTGCCTCTTCGGCTTCGTAAGCTTCTTTTGCCATTGCCAGCTTTGCGTCAAACTCCTCATCGGTCATCCCGGCTATTTCATCAAAAGGAAACATAACCTTGTATTTCAGAAGCGATTCTACCCGGCCATTGACCATGTCCATGAACTTTTCCTTTTCCTCTGCCTCGATGCGCTTTTTCTCATTGATTACCTTATCCTCTTCAGTTTGAAGATGTGTTTCGATTGGTTCCAATAGCGCAAAGACTCTCTTCGCTTCGGTATCTACCTTGCGACCATACTCAAGGGCTTCTGCTTTGTATTCTTTACGTGCCTTTTCAACCTCGACACGTTTACCCTTGACTACCATTCTGGCTTCATGGACAGCCTCGAACTCTTCCTTATTGTCAAGGCTAGTAATTGTCAATCCGAGATACCTTTTCCCCAATTCCTCTATTGCTGCATCTGTTACATCATATTTTATTATTTCCATCTCACCCTCCCATAATTAATATTTTAACGTGTTCCAGTATCCCCACCCCAAACCAGATGAGGGCTACCAGGATTATCACAAAAACCATCTTCGCCGTGATAAAGTCAGTTGGCGATAACACCTCCCGCCATGGTGAATCCGGGGTATCCTGAACTATTTGTCGGAGTTGCCAGTGTTTCATCTTAACACCGTCCCCCTTCCCTCCGCTTCTTCACAATCTTGGCAGATTCCCCTGTCATCCGCTTCAGGATGGTAGGGGTACTCGCAGATTTTGCAATCTACGATTTGGGGTTCTTCGTCACCGTCATACATATTAAAGCCATACTTTTCCTGGCCCTTTTCATCACTTGTTAGCGGTACTCTATGGTTTGGCATTGTCTTCCTCCACGATTCTATCCCATTTGCCTTGTAACGCCTTTGGGATGGGTTTGTGCTTTAGTTGGCACATCATGATGTCATACCCCGTCTGGAGGGCCGTAACGGTCTTCTTTAGCCCTTCTGCGGTGCTGTCGAGGTCATTGTGAAGTCTGTTGATTGTTTTGTCCATATCTCCCTCCTTAATGATGGAGGTGGCAAGCGAAGGGTCCGCTAATTCCTTCTGCCCGTACACGTTTGGACTTGCCACCCCCGATTAACTATTATCCTAACGCGTTCTTCCGACTTTTGGCTGCCTGTTCTCCACCAGCGCCCTGTACCGCTTCTAGAAGACCAGGAGAATGATTTTTCCGATTCTCCATGTACTTCTTTTCGGATGTCTCGGGATATTTGATATATGTCTGTATTTCCTTCATCATTATTTCCAGATCATCAAACACCACAGTCTGACATCCCACGTTCACAATCCAACCATTTAAAACTCCCTTAATCGTAATGTTGTGCATAATTTCTCCTTTTTTTTTCCCCGCGACCCCTGCCCGTAGCATCCTCGCAGATGTTGAGGACAGGTTGGCGGTGTCAATCTTCAATCAACTTCTTGACTTCTGAAACAAAATCTTGGAGTTTTTGTCCTTCCTTCAACCCGAAAAACTTTCTACACGCTACAACAAACTTCATTTCCTTTACCTCCTTTCTATTTTATCCTAGCTAAATCCTTGTGTACCCTTCTTCAAATGCTTTGGCTGGCGAGTATGATGTGTAGCCGTCTTCGTACACAACATAATACCCACCGACTTCCGGTTTAAACCTTTTCATCCATTCGTCTGTTAAAAATTCACTGCCACCAATTTCACCGAAAAATAAGGTACGCGATCTTCCAATTTCTGTAATCTTGGCTGCCCTCACAATCTTGTGGCTCCTATACTTCGGTAATTCTACAGTTGGTTTTGTGCGACCCTCTTCTTCCACTTTCCTTCCTCCTTTCTATTTTATCAACCATCCCGCCGTTACTCCCCTCACTGCCAACCGGTAACCTTAAGGCGTCGGAGGTCTTGGAGGGGTACTGACGTACGGGGCAGAAGTGTGTTCTATCTTGAAGACTTACTTCCCCACGCCCAATTATATCCACACCTTTTTAAATAATCTACAGCACCCCATAACTTGATGCCCAATGGAGGAAGTAAGATAATCATTTTCCCGTTGATTTCCTTGATCACCCTGTTCTTCTCCAACTTACTCATCGCAGACTGTTCATCCGCATAAACCGTTCTTGTATCGCTCATCTCTCTTCCTTTCTTTAATGGGGGAGGCAGGATTGGTTACCTGCACAAGGTAAAGTCAATGTGCTTACGATTTATATACAACACATACCGAGCAGAAACTTTTACCTTTGGCTCTGTCACTCCGTATA